TTGAAATCAATAACCTTTTGTCTCCATGCATCATACATATCTACATTTTCAATCCTAAATCCTGTGCCATCCCATGTGTACTCAGGCATCATTCCTCTCTTAGATCTCTCTTTATCTCTATCTTTACGTGCCGATGCCAACTCACTATCAATTGGAAACCATGTGGCATCAAATAATTCTATGTTATGATAACCTGCTCTCTTCAAACATGCAGTAATTATAGCGATACCACCTGGCGGTGTCACTCTCATATGTTGATTAGGATAGCACCATAATATCCTAAGATTTTTCTGTGACATTCTTAGCAGTCAACGCTTGATACTTATCTAAGTGATGCTTGTCTGGTTCTAATATTGTAAGGAAACTATCTGAGTGCACCATCATCTCACGTTGCAAGGAAAATGAAGGCCATGACTCTAGAAACTCACCTTTTACCTCGAATGGATCTGTAAGTTTACAATCAGGTTCACCCATCTCAGATCCAACCTCTTCAAGTCTTGCGATTAGAACGAGGTCATTTTTGAATATTATAATTTTGATCATAAAGAAAGACTCTTTGACTTTAAGTTTACCACAACTGTACGTATCTTGTCAATATATCCTTGATTTCGTAACTCTTTGAATACCATGTTCTCAAATCCATACTCACCATACTTTTGTAGTGATGTTCCTCTTGAATCTCTTAGTTTCTTTACTAGATTCTTCAGACCATCAGCATCAGATGCTTTGATCAGTGAATTGATTTGATTTATAAAGTTGTTTACCTTCTTCTCTATTTCTTTTTCATCAACATCACCCTCAAAAGGTGTTGGTTCTTGTACCCAAGACTTCTTCATGATGCTCCAAACACCTTGACTTTTCTTTCTTGTGATATTTGGTCTCTCAATATAAGGTTCTGCCTTTACACCATAGATTGTGACATTGTGAGTCAATTCCCACAGTGTTTTCTTGTCCATGTAGTATTGGTCAAGTAAATCTGGATTACAATCAGGTATAAACTTGGGATCTACAACGATATGTACATCTAAATCTGAATATTGTGTATAGTTATACCCTGCGTTACCACCAAGAAGAAGTACATCTACGATTGCTCTCTCATCCATGTCCACAAAAGCAACAAATGCTTCTGCAAACTGCATCAGTTTTTCATTAACCTCAGGCTTGAGAGAATCCCCAATCCAAAAAACTGGATTGAGGATATCAGTGAACCTAAGAGATATAGTTTCCCTTAGATCTTTTGCTTTTATATGTCTAAGGACTTTTGAATACATGTGATCTTTCTATCACATATATTTAGAGCCACTCCTTACGCTGCTGATGATCTGGAATGATTCTCTCGATGTCAACGAGCAATAACCCGTCCTCAAAATTCACATTCTTGACTACTAAGTCATCAGGCAGTGCCCATTGTCTAGTGAAGTTACGTTGTGCAAGTCCCTTATGCACATAATCGACTTTATCCTTAGTCTTAGATCCTTCTATTATAAGTTTACCTTCTTGTGTGTAAACTTTTAGATCCTCTTTCTTGAATCCTGCAAGTGCTACCTCGACCCTATACTCATGATTCGATAACTTTATCGTATTATAAGGTGGATAGTTTGTGTTTGCGAAATGTTGATCAAAGGTTGTGAACCAGTCATCAAACCCGATCATATTTTTTCTTACTTTTGCCAAGTAGTCCTGAGTTTCAGGCACGGTAAAAGTAATAGCGTTAGCATCGTTAAACATGCTGACCTCCTTGAGCGTCTAGTTGTAATGTCCCGTTAGGCGACACTACTAATTATACTAAACTATCTTGGAGGTCTGATTCGGTTCTTACGATAAGTAAGGTACAGATTACTGTATGCTGCTATAACAAGCAGTATAAGTAAAAAAGTATTAATTGGCATCTGGTGATTTTTTCTTACCTATATTATACTTTGTTTCTAATATCCAGTCACCCTTATCTTTATATGATATAACTTTGATTTGATTGAGTGGGGCAATATCATCTATAGTGTCAGACTTTAGAACACCAACCAGTCCCCAATCTGATAGTAACGCAACTATCCTATTTCTTCTCTGTATATCATTTACACTAAGGTTTGCCTTCTTACCATCAAGTGCAAACAATTCTTTGAAGTGTACAATATAATACTTACCCTGCTTATGCAGTATATGACAAGACTGATAAAGTTTCTTTTCTTTTCTTGACGCTACACCAATTCTTGTGAGAGTTTCTCTTACCTTGAGAAAATCATCTGGTTCTGATAGGACTACCTCAACCATTTTGTCAGGTGTCCAACTGTATTCTGCTTCCATAACCACTGTCATTTCAATCCCCCTCGTTCAAGTTTCTCTTGTATGAATGTGAGTTGTTCTTTAGAAAGGAGTGGAAGAACTTGTTTCGCTTTTTCGTCACTATATCCGTAGTAACGCTTCACATAATCAAGATTTTTCAATTCTTCTTTCTTCACCCAAGGAGAGAACCTCTTCTTGGATCGTAAAATATTTAGTAAAAAGTCATATTGTAACTTGGAACTCAAGTTATGATATAAATTCATTTCATTTGCATACATGATGGCATCAAGATGACCAGACATGCATCTGTTGATAATATACGCTGGATATTTCTTTTCTACATCAGGATCTTCATCAATAAGGTTCTTCTTACTGTAGTTGATACTGTTCAACCAGTCTTTCAGTTCCATGTGAACCCTCTCTGACCAGACCTGTCTTTACCAATCAATTTAGCAAACCTCGAACTACCATCTACCATCATTGTATCATCTTTTTCGGGAAAATAGTCAACCTTTTCACCCTCACGATACAAATCAAGTGTCACACAATGTAATCCTCCGTCATGAAAATGCCTGTGCCTAAAAGGAACTACGATTGGTTCCACATTATGCTTTTTGAAAAACTCTTTTGCCTCTGGTATTAGATTTGAAACACATACATGATGCCTGTCTAGCATCAAAACATTGACATCAAAGATTGTTTCTATGGTGAACCCTGTTAGTTCCGATAGATATGTGTTTGTAAAATCTACAAACTCCTCATTGATATCACCATCAACATACCATCTTCCACCTATCTTTTTCTTCCACCTGTGTATCTCACTTGTAAACTTACTTGTCTTAGCATGACCAGGTAGATGCAATACATCCCAATTAGGAAAGGTTTTAGAATATAACAGGGGAGATCTGACAGTCATGATTGCACCTGGTACGACAGGAGAAAAACAACCATCACTATGTCCACCCTCATTGACCACATTATATCTAAGATCAAATGGTAAGCGTTTCAAATCAAATAAAGCACTCTCGACAACCATATCCTTACCGATCAATGTCATACATGGTGCCTTCAATAAGTGAACCATAGATTCTCTAGAATACTTTTTGAAATATTCTATTTCCATTTGTGTAATGTCATCTAATCGAGATATATCTGCATTTTCTATGTCATCAGGCCATGAATTTGTTTTTCTTACCTTGTAATATGTCTCATGTAATTTTTCTTTCTCCTCTTCACTCAAATTTTCTAAGTCAAAATCAAGTATTACCTGATCATCTTTATTATATTCATCAAGACACTCAAAAATTGCTGAGTGATCACCATGTGTGATGTATAAATTATCGTCTACAACTAAAGAACAATCTCTTACCTGCATAGGAGGTCTAGGTACAGTTCTTATTCTATGAAAAGGATTTATAAAGTTTACTTTACCATCATCAATGTATCTGTCTATCCTATCATCAGGATTCAACTTAGGTCTTATGACATCACATCCAAAATCTTTGAGAACACTTTGAAAATTATCCAAATCTTCATTTGTTTCCTCTGCTATCCTACTAAGTCCATTTCTTATAACGTCATTTTTTATTGTTGAGAAAAAATCTACGTCATAAAATGTCCCAAGCACCACAGTCTTGAGTGTGTCCCATGGTGCATGATACTTGTACTTATTTTGCAAAAATCCTATCCTTCATTTCTTTATTCCAGTTATCATAATATCCTGTTTTCTTTAGTTCTTCTCTCTTTTCTTCTAAATCTTTTCTATTCTGCACAATCAATGCACATATACCACTATTGAGTTTTATACCTGCCACTTCTTCTATGGTATCGGGATGTTCGTCATAAAAAACAAGATCTGGAAACTGTAAATTGAAATCCTTTGCTAAAATTTCAAGATCTTTACATGATGGTAGAACATTTTCTTTGAAATAAAAGATCATTACACGATCCTTTACGAATTTTATATCCTCTCTCAGTTGATTGAAACTTACAAATTTTTTTACGATAACTTTACCTTCTACCCATGCTGCTTTTGCATAAGGACATGGTGGCAAGTTGGCAAATGCGGGATTTGGTATGCTTAGAAGGTCTTCAATCCAAGAATCAATTGTTTGTGTTGTCACGAGGTTTGATAATAATACAGTTGTTGTCATAGTCGGGAATCATATCAAGATGAACATCATTATCCCAACATAATTCTTGATATAAGGAGTTTAGTCTCTCCATATCATCATAGAGATCATTCACTCGCTCCATCTTTCTTCTTGAAGTACTTGTTTATCACATCAATTTGATCTTGATACTTAGCAATAATGTTCAATTCGGTCTCTATCGCCTCTGTAATATCAGAATGTTCTCCAATACCTGCAGGGTTAGTGAGATAGACTTCTACATTTGCTACGTGCTTCTGGATATCTCCTTGTGCATGTGCTAGTAGTGCTCTGATTAGTTGTTCTCTCATTAGAAATTAGTAAGTACAAGTTCTTTTCGGTTTTTTTGTGCAGACGTATAGTCTGCTGTAGACCTCATTGTATATGTATGGTCGTATTCTACCGCCTTCCAGTCATGAAATCTACGTTTGTTTAGATTTGAAGAATTATAACTGACACACATGTGATGTTTTGCTTCACAACATGCTTTTGAGAAGTTTGTGTGATGAAAATACTTCTGCATACCTCCCTTTTTACCATATAAATTCGATCCTATCTCATATGGTGGGTCTAGGTAGATGAATTTGTCCTCTCCACCTAACAAAAACTCGTATGATACGTTAGTTATTCTCCAATTTCTTATAATTTCTGAGTATTCTGGCAATCTTTCAATACCTCTCATCGAAAAATTAGAATCACTTGCCTGTTTTGAAAAGGATGATGCCTCTGATAGACCAGAAAAACTACATTTATTGATAATATAAAAGGCAATTGCCCTATTCAAGTTATCTGTACTCCTATCTCCAACCTTACTCTTACATTCTTCAAATAATTCTCTTGCTGTATCATGATCTGGGTGAGTAGTTTTATAATTTTTCAAACTATCTGTCATCTCATCACCATTTGTCTGCAACATATGCCAGAAATTATACAATGGTTCATATAAATCATTGACCCATATGTCTAAGTGAGGGAATTGCTTTGTTACCCACAATGCAACAGAACCACCTCCTAGAAATGGTTCCCTATATTCATCAAAATCAACCAAATCAGGAAAGAATTGACTAATCTTTGTTACTGCCCTGCTTTTTCCGCCTGGATATCTTAGGGGAGTTTTTAGACTTTTCTGAGTTATCATAATAACCAAGTTGTGATAATAAAACGTTCAACCATACGACCATAATGATCAGTACGAGAAGTTCAAAGATAGGTGTTGGGATCAAAGTAATCCTCCAAAGTGCATTTTGGTGTCCAACTGAGCAACTTTTGTGCTCTTGAGTTATCTGCAAGAGTTTCTCTTGCTTCACCTGGTCTCTCAGGAATTCCTATAGTATCATCAGATATGAATGCAGCAATCTCGTTGACTGAATAATTCTTACCTGACCCTATATTCACTGTGATACCAGAGAAATTTGTCATCATCGCACAGATGTTAGCATCAACTACATCATATACGTGTGTAAAATCTCTACGTTGTTCACCATCTCCTACTATCGTAAGGGGTTCCCCACGTTTTTTCTGCTCCTCGAAAAGTCCTATGACTGGTGCATAGATCCCTTTTAGAGGTTGACGAGGACCGTAAACATTGAAGTACCTCAAGGTTATAGTTCTCAGTCCATGCAATCTGTA